CGGCACCACCTGAGGTTGCACAGAGCCGATCTAAAACAGTGCGTGAGGCTTTTAAAAAACAGCGTGCAACGCGGCAAAAAAGGGGTATTGTGAAATAGTGGATCCCTTATTTGGTCCTCTTATCTCGAAATTGGCTGAACTTGGTGCGGGTTATATTGTCGCAGCATTAACTATTGTGCTGCATTTAATGGAACGTAAGCGTAATGCAGAACTGGTTGATAGGCTGCATAAACTGAGTGTCGCATCATTGGAAGCGAATCAGGAGCATACACAAATGTACGGATCAATTAATCGTGCGCTATCTGTGCTAGTGGACATCATTAAACGTGAAACACGATAAACTAGGCGAAATACTAGTCGCTTATGATGCACTTACAGATAAGCAACTAGAGCTTGTTTTATGGGAGCAGCAACAGTGTCAGTGTCAGTTTAGACTGGGGGATGTTTTACGTTTGAAGTGTGTAATTAGCAGTAAGCAATTATTCCAGGCATTAGAGGTGCAAACTGCCCTTAGGAGTAAAAATAAATACAAACAAGTTTTAGCGCTGGCAGATATGGCTATAAGTAAGTATAGTCGCAAGCACGCGAAGCATGCACGAAAAGAATTACGTTCGAAAGCAGATAAAATCTCGAGTGAATATCCAAAAATAACTACAAAAAAGGACTGATCAAAATGGCAAAAGTGGATGAAAGAGAACGCAGGCGCCAAGCGTTTATGGCGCGACATCAAAAAAGTATGCAGAAAAATGAAGGGGGAGGACTTGGGTTTTTTAAGCAAAACCTGAAGGGTGTCAATTTTTGGAAATGCGGTAAGGGCGACCATGACCTTGATATTATTGAATATGTTGCGGGACCTGACGATCCTGACGTTAAAGAAGGGGAGATTACGCATGTGCTTGAAGTTTACGAGCATAGGGACGTAGGGGATATTGAGGGACAATCGTTTATTTGCCTCGAAAAAACTTACCAAAAACCATGTCCGATCTGTGAGTATCGCAAGCAAATAGCAAAAAATCCTGAAACATCTGAAGATGTAATTAAAGCTTTGCGACCCAACCGGTATGCTAGGACTATCTATAATGTGGTTGTTTATGATACGAAAGCCGATGAAGAAAAGGGCGTACAGGTTTGGCATACTTCGGCCTATTTATTTGGGCAGCATATTGATAAATTGGCAAAGGGTTCTTTACGTCGTGGCGAGCAAGAACTAAAAATGTACTCAAATCCTGGTGAGGACGGTTATTCTATCACGTTTACTCGAGAGGGGACGGGTTTTAACACTCAATTTCTGGCACATCAACTTGTGCCTCGACCCGATCCGATACCACAGGAATACTTGGATCAAGCACATCAATTAGATCAACTAATCTATATTCCGACCTATGACGAGGTTTACGCCGCGTTTTGGGGAGAGGATGTTAAAAACGATCAAGAGGAAAAGCCTACAAGACGCCAAAGCACCCGCGAAACTTCTGCTAGGACGCAATCACGTGGGCGTGGGGCCTCACGTGTTGCTAAAAGCGATCCAGAGGAGCCACAAGCAACCCGCGGGCGTGGGAGGTCTAGAAAGGTGCAAGAGGAGCCCCAAACAGATGATTATGGCCCAGAGGATGAATTGCCTCCCAGTTTGCAATCTCGCAGTGATCGAAACGGGGAGCTCGTTTGTCCAGGTGGGGGGGAGTTCGGGGTAGATGCCTATGAAATAGAACACTGCGATAATTGCGATATTTGGGAGGAATGCACACAAGCTTCACAGGATATTGCGATTGAAGAAGATGTTGAAGGCGAGCTTTCGGCGGATCCAGATGAACCCCAACCACTTGAGGATGACGAAAAACCTGCCAGATCGGCGCGTGGGGGGCGCGGGCGTGGCCGGGCGCGTGTGGAGGCCTCAGAGGATACTGGATCGAACGGGAGGCCTGCGCGTGGGCGAGCTGGAAAACCCCAAGGTCGAACAGCCCGATCTAGGCGGCAAGCTCCCGTAGAGGACGAAACACAGTCAACTAGGTCCTCTCGCACGGCAAGAGGAACAGGCCGCACGGCAAGAGGAACTGGCCGTGGGCGAACCCGTGGCATTGTTAGATAGCTAAAATTTGCCTACCTAATTAAGGTATCCCATGCCAAAACGAACTCTCATACACGATCCAAAGTCCATAAAAACCCCCAAAAAACAGCAGAAGAAGGGACGTGCGCGAAAACCTACGAAGGGGGCGAGCATAGTTGTTGATGAGATAACCGACACCATAAAAAATAGAAAAATAGATAGGGATGAAATCATCAACACAGGTGATTTTGAAAGAGGAGTGATTAGCACTGGGAGCACATTGCTTGACCTTGCTATCAGCACGAATAGAACTTATGGGGGCGGCATTCCAGCGGGTGTTATTCTTGAAATTTTTGGACCTAGTTCCTCAGGAAAAACTGCGGTATTGGCCGAAATAGGGGCAAGTGTGAAAAGCAAAGGAGGGGTTGTAAAATACGATGATCCCGAGGCAAGGCTTGATACAGCCTATGCAGCTAGATGCGGGTTGAAATTGGAACCCGAGGAGTATAATAGGCCTGATACAGTTGACCAACTAGAAGACGATTTATTTGCATGGGATCCACAGCCTTATAGGAGGGGAGCTATTTGCGCAAGGTGTGAGGATAGCTTGGCAGCATTTTCAACAAAAGCTGAAATTGTGGACGATCACAAAATGGCAGCTGCAAAGAGGGCCCAAAAATTTCATGAATTATTCCGCAAACTTGCTAGAATAATAAAAAGTGAGGGGTGGATTATTGCGTGCTCAAATCAAGAGCAAGAAAGCTTTGGCGGGATGGGAGCCAAAACTACCCCGGGAGGTAACGCTATAAAGTATTATGCATCAATTCGCATTCGAATTGCGCGGGATTTAAAAGGGGGCAAGCTCAAAAAGACATGGAAAATGTCAAAGGCGACTGTAGAAAAGGTGATAGGGATTAAATCGATTGCACGAATTCTCAAAAATTCATGCGACGATCCTTTTAGAGAAGTTCCTATCTATATTATTTTTGGGCAGGGAATTGACGATGTTAGGGGAAACTTGCAATGGCTTAAAGATACGTTGGGTTTAGATGCCTACGATTGTGTTGATAAACACTTTTCAAAAATAGAGGTAGCGATCCGGTATATTGAGGAGTATGGCCTTGAAAGCGAGCTTAGAGATAAAGTGATCAAGGTTTACAACGATATTGAGGATCATTTTAGAACCGACCGAAAGTCGAAAGTAAGGTTTTAATGCCCAATGACTCGAATCATGTTGTTATTATCGATGTACACTCTATAGGATACGCTGTCTTTCACGCAATGGGAGAGCTTGATTACCATGGGCAGAGGACGGGGGTTATTTACGGGTTTTTTTACCAATTATTAACGCTTGCCACGAAATTCAACACAAGTCAGTTTGTGTTTTGTTGGGATAGCCGTAAAAGCCGCAGAAAAGGGCTCTATCCGGGCTATAAAAACCGCCCAAAAAATAATAGTAAAGAATTGACAACGGGGGAGGTCCTAGACCGGGAGGCCTTTTATGCGCAATTAGGGGAAATTCGTTTGACGTGGTTTCCCAGACTAGGATTTCAAAATAATTTTCTTTATGTGGGGCTTGAGGCGGACGACACTATAGCGTTAGTGCTTAAGTATGGGACATACCCAAAACAATGGTCTAAAAATATCCACTGGATCATTGCCAGTACAGATCGAGATCTTTATCAATTGCTTGCCCCAAACGTTTCGATTTACGCAAATAAAGAGCTTTTTACTTATCAAAAATTCATTCAGAAATATGGGATATATCCGAAATACTGGAATAGGGCGAAAGCCTTAGGAGGGTGTAATAGTGATACGGTTGAGGGTGTTGCAGGCATAGCCGATCCTGCCAAAAGTCAAAATAGTAGAGCTTTGCAGTACCTTAGGGGAGAGCTCAAGGGGGCCTACTTGGAGCGCATTGAAAGTAAGGAGGGTAAGCGGATTTATAGGCGCAATCTAAAGCTAGTTACTTTACCTATTATCAATTCTTTGCGTCCTATTATGCGTTATGATACGTTTTGCTTGGATGATTTTGTGGATATGTTTGATACGTTAGATTTTCGTAGTTTTTTCAAAGAGGATATCTTTTCGAAATGGATCCACTATTTTGGATTGAGAAGATCGCAAGGTACGTTATGAGTAGCAAGATAAAGGGGTCACGTTGGGAGAGGGATTGTGCAAAACGGTTGAGCTTGTGGTTGAGCGACAATGAACGGGATGATTTAGTGTGGAGGACTGCCAGCAGTGGCGGGAGGTTTACGCAACGGAAAAAACGCGGGCAAGTAACATGCAATCAGGCAGGGGATCTATGTGCAACAGATCCTAGTGTTCAGTATTTTTTTGATTATGCCTTGGTCGAATGTAAAAACGGATATACTCAGGCCAAAACGAAAAAGTCAAGCAAGGCAGTCATTAGCGTTTTGCAGGCCATAGACCGTTTAGAAACTACAAAAGATCCGTTGATATTCCAATGGTGGGATAAGGCAATAAAGGAGCGGGATGGCTCGGGTAGGCGTCGTGCTATGCTTATTTTCAAGCGTGATAAGAAAATACCATGCATTTTAATTGAAAAGCAGTGGATTTTGGAATTATCAGCATATAATGGGCAGTATCGGCATAATATGATTTTGCTTAAGCTTGAAAAATATCCCATACTCGCAATTTGTGACCTTGAGAAGTGGCTTGATTGGTGCTCGCCACAATCTATCCAGACATTGCAAAAAACATGGTCGAAAAATACAACATAATCTATGCTGATCCACCGTGGAAGTATCGAAATGATGGGGTTAATGGATCAGCCTACAAAAAGTATCCCCAACTAACAGACAATGCCCTTGAATTCTTACCTGTTCACTCCATTGCTGCTGAAAATTCAGTGCTTTTTTTATGGGTTACCTTTCCTAAATTAAATGAAGGATTATCTGTGTTGCGTTCATGGGGTTTTACGTTTAAAACGGTTGCGTTTGTTTGGGTTAAATTTAATTTGAGGGTTAATACCCTATTCATGGGACCAGGATTTTACACTAGGGCAAACTGTGAAATATGCTTATTAGGCGTAAGGGGGCGATTGCCAAGGCTTTCAAAATCAGTGCATTCAGTCATATTTGCCAAGCGAAAAAAGCATTCTAGAAAGCCAGGAGTGACCCGAAAGAGAATAGAAAAACTTTATGGCGACCTCCCAAGAATTGAACTTTTTGCTACTGAATCTTGTCCTGGTTGGGTGTCCACGGGTTTTGATGTTGACGGGGTAGATATTCGAGATTTCTTAATTGATAAGGAGTATTGGAACTTATAACAAATGCAACAAGGTGGGGATTAATGCTAAAAAAACTAACACTAGTTAATTTTAGAAGCCATAAACACACAGTAATTGATTTTGATGAAGGGGTTAATATTATTGTTGGCCGCGGGCAAGCGGGCAAGACGAACATAAAGCGAGCTCTAGAGTGGTTATGCACCAACCGACCGAGAGGGGACAAGGTGCATTCCTATTGGTGCGAAAAGGGGGACATAACACGGGTTGAAGTGCAGACTACCGATGGGTATATCATAGCAATAAGCAAAACGGTGGGTGATAGTGTAGAGTATTCGTTGCAATATCCTGAGGGACGTAAAGCGCAGTGGAGCAAGGTTAATGCCCAAGTACCAGATAAAATCTTAGAAGCCTTAAATCTGTGTGAGCTTAATATCCAAAATCAGCTTGACCAACCTTACTTGATTACTGCGGGAACTGGGGAAATATCAAGAGCAGTCAATCAAGCGGTGGATCTAGATCAAGCCGATCAATGGGTAACAGACATAAATAAGCGAAAAAAGAATAACCAACTAACAATCGCAACATTGAGCGGGCAATTAGAAAGTGCACAATTGCAGCTAAAAGAATACGAACACTTGCCCGCAGTTCAGGAGGTTATCGAGAAAGCCACACACGTGCGTAAGGCCTTAGATGATTGTAAAAGAGAATCTTTTAACTTGTCATCAATGATTACCAAAATAAATCAGGCCATGCACTACTGCGAACAATTAAAAGACCTGTCTACTATTGAGAATTTACTAGGGGCAGCAATAACAACGCAGGCAACGCTTAATAAAGTATGGGATAAGCAAGTAAAGGTTGAGCATATATTAAATGAGGTAGAGGACTCACAATTAACGCTTAACCAGTTGGAAGCAACAAAGGTAATAGATCAACTTTTTACTCGCATAGGTAACTTAAGCTTAAAACATGTAGACCTATACAAAAGAGCAAGACATTGTGTTGCGGTATTGAATATTGCAGATGAGTTTGACGATATTGAAGAGAAATTGGAGGACGAAACCAAGAAATATACCGATCTATTAGATGAGCTGGGTGTGTGTCCAATGTGTTTTACTCCTGTGGATGACGAGACACTGGAGTATGTTATTGAAGGATTGAGGGGGGAATAGCAATGAATTTTATTTTATGTGGGGATTGTCATTTTACAAGTCATCAATCGGTTGCTCGACTAGATAACACCTTAGAAACAAGTATCGTGAAGTGGGAATCTATTTTGCAATTTGCTGCACAGAAAGATGCTGCGGTTTTAATAGCGGGTGATTTTTGCGATACTCCTCGAGACTGGTATTTACTGCCAAGGCTTATGGCTGTTATGGCGCAATATAAAAAAGTAAACGTCTATACGGTTTATGGTCAACATGATATGTACATGCGAAGCGAAGGGGGGCGTGACGCAACAAACTTAGGTTTGTTGGCCAAGGCAGGTATGGTTAAAATTTTGGATAGAAAAGGGGCCTGGTTTGGTGCGGGGAGGCCAGATAAACCTTGGTGTGTTAGAGGGTGTCATTGGGGCGAACAAATCCCACAGATTGAGCGGGATAACCTTAGCCAAAGGTACGAACCACGTTACGCTTTGGTAATTCATGCCCCAATTGCGAAAGAAGAAGTCTATCCAGGCCATAGTTTTTACAATGTTCGGGATTTGATCCAGGATTATCCAGGGTATGAATTAATTGTTTGTGGCGACGTACACCGCAGGTTTTTGGCTGTTGGTCCTGAGAAGCAACTAATTGTCAACACAGGCCCAATCATGCGCTTGGAAGCAACGGAGCATAATATCAATTTACGTCCCTCAGTCTTGCTCTATTCGACCGATACGGGCAAGTATGAGTGGTTTCAGTTGCCCGCAGCTACTGGCAGAGATGTTTTAAGCCGCGAGCATATTCAGCATAAGGAGGGGCGAAAAATGTTGCTAGACACGTTTATTTCTTCAATTGACCGCTCAACCCAGATCTGTAGAGCTCGAATTATTGACAAAATTTTGGACTGGATTGAGCGTAATGAACTACAACACCCAGATACAGCAGATCTGTTGTGTGAGGTCTGCGGATTGAAAGAATAGCCATGGACCAATGGGCAGAAAAAGTAATCGTAAAAGCCGTAACAGATAAAGCCGTTTTGATTGAATATGAGACTATAGAGGTTTGGATTGCAGATGAATTAATTCATGTTGATTCAGAGATTTGGCGAAAAAGCGATCCAGGTGAGGAGGGTCTGTTGGTAATCCCTAACTGGTTAGCCGAAAAGAAAGGGTTGCCTTAGATTTCTACACGCGTTGTAATGATCTACCTAGCGCGATCCTAGAGGCCTGCAATGTCGTGGTGATGTTGTGGGCCTCATTTTTGCTTGCATACGGCCTAGAGTACGTTAGTATAGTTGCATAGCAACATGCCGAAACGTACTTTGACCAAAGACCGCATGAACCGTAGGAGGCCTTTCCAGGTAGCGTTTAGTGCGCTACCTGGTCCTTAGGTGGGGAATACTAGAGGATTCACCATGATATCGAACAGTTAGAAACCATGATAGATCGGTCATAATGATGTTAGCCGGGCTAGAATTACCTAGCCCGGTTTTTTGTTAGGAGAGTTTCCGAATAAACGGATCCGAGATCCGTTGTCATATCCCTCATTATTTCCCCTAATCATTCCCATAGCATAGGCTTGTTTTAGAAATCTTAAATAAATGGGTCTAAACGTGGATTTGGTAACCGTTTTATGTTGCGCTAATCTAGCTCCGTATTCAATTTCGCATTCATATTCTATCTGATCAACTAAGTGCTCTAAAGCTTTGAGTATCTCTTCTTTTAGTTCCATTGTTTTTTTGTATCCTTTCATATTTAAAATATAGTATCCCATGCGGAAAAGTAAATACTCGCAAAAATTGTGTTGACAAGCACAAATTTGGTGTCACTATAATAAAAGAAGCCACGAGGAGAGTGACGAAATGGAAAGCAAAAAAGTTAAAGTTGAATATGTACGAAACATCTTAAATATTTTTGTTTTCGGCTTAAAGGATGACGATTATGTAATTATCAAGCGGGATGGCAGTATGGAAACTGAGGACGGTGAAATCCTCTATGGTCCAGCTAATAATGACATAGATATAGCACAAAATGAACAATTCTGGAGTAAAGGGGAGTAGTAAGATGCGACATTTGGAAATAGAAACCGGGTGTATTAATAATTTCAATTTCGAAACTCATAAACGCGGCAAAAACTGGATTGCTACGGTGCAAAAGGATAGGAAATCACCGGGAGGTCTTGCTAGGGAGTTTTGGCAGAGGGGATCAGGGTCATGGTGTGCAATTCCTACCGATCTAGCCGCGGGGGATGTTTTAGAGTTTGCTGGGGATTACTATTCAGGAGGGGGTAGTAAGAGGCCCCAACGTGAGTATGTTAAAGTTATAGCAATTACAGAGACATATGTGGAGGTAACCGATCCTATTGGTGATCCCACAGAACTATGGGATATGAGCTTTGAGGGTGCAAATTTGCACTCCGATTTAATTAGTGCTCTACAGTCTGTTATAGCTAAAAAAGGCATACATGATGAAGAGTTGGTCGAACTATTAGAAGACAATTTGAGCAAGGATGCAATTTTAGCACTATTGAGGTGGGATTATGAAGAAAAAACAGAAGAAGAGTAATGAGTTACGGTTTTCAGTAACCTTGAGAGGGGATATTTTAGAGGCGTTTTTAGCTTGGAAAACAGCCAAAGAAACAGAGAGGGGCATGAACCTGTCCTACCAGAATTGTTTGAATGAGATTATTCATCGGCAAGCTAAAAAATAGGTTGCAAGAGAGGTGCCAGGGTCTTACAATAGAGTTCTCTTCAAAGACTTGGCGAAATGATGTGTAGTACAAAAACCCGTGGATCAATCCCCCCACGGGTTTTTTGTTTGGGGGTTACATGGTTGAGCTGTTAAAAATCAAGGGGGCACTAGATAAGTGCCCTAGGTGTGGGTTCGGAAGTGTCAATTGGCGTGACCTGTCCAAAAAAGATCCCGATGATTCTTACTATGCAGTTATCTTCTACTGCCCGCAGTGTGATTGGGAAGTGATTTTACATATCCCATAGTATCTAAGTTCCCCTATCTGAAAAATCTAAATAACCACAAAAATTATGTTGACAACCACAAATTTGGTGTCACCATTATATTATAAGCAACAGAGGGAAGTAAAAATGGGAAATTACAGAATTTACGCCGAAGTTACCTACCAAAGCATAAAAGGGGTTGCAACTTGGATGCAAGGTCGCAATGGGGGGCCTCAGAATACATCATTTTTACTGATCAAGCTAGAGAACGGGCACTCTTTGGTACTCGAGAAAAATGAAGTATGTGAAGAAACTAATAACGGCAATCTAACTTTGCTAAGGCCGTTTACAAGTGCTGATCCTCAAGTGGAGGTGTAGTATGCAGTTCAAAATAGCATTAAAAGCCATGAAATGTTTCTGGTGTGGTGAGTCTATTCAAGGAGGCCATATTGGGGAGATTTAAAGAGAGGGCTACGAGTAGCAGGGAGGCCTGCTACGGTGGAATGTATCTTTATCGCAGAATATGTCTATCATGTTTGCTAAAGACCAATCTAACTGACAAAGACCAAGCGTTCCTTAATAAACATACCCAAAAATAAATAACCACAAAAATTGTGTTGACAACCACAAATTTGGTGTCACCATTATATTATAAGCGACAGAGGGAACACCAATTAGGAGGATGTAAAATGGCAAAGCGCAATATGTCAAAATGTCAATGTGGTCGGGTAAAATCTCAATATCTGCCTTATTGCAAAAAATGCACTAAGGAGCGGGACGAGCGACGCTACGCAGAAGCGCGGGCAATCGTGGCAATAGGTGTGTGTCCCGATTGTGGGGCTAAAATAAAACAAAACCTATCAATCACTGGTTGGTATCAGTGCGAGCAGTACGGTGCGGTAACGCACCGAAAAAACCCTAATAAGCCTTCATGTGGATGGCAGACGTTCACATGCTAAGTAAAGCTTTGCTTCAAAAGCGAACCCACCTTAAAACGGTGGGTTTCTTTTTTATGGGATATACATAAAAATTGTGTTGACAACCACAGGTTTTGTGTTACTGTTTAATAGTAACCAACAACAAACCAAAGGACAACACAATGCGTATCGAAATCATCTCAACCAAAACAGAAAATACCATCTCAATCAACCTCAACACCTTTGAGGTCACCCAAATTATAAGGTTTCCTTCGGGAAACTTTTACAAACAAACTTATCAAAACAAAACCTTAACTGAGGCTCGCATGTGGGCCAATACCTTGCGCTAACGCGCAAGCCCCAACCTTGGGGGTTTCGTGCTCCCAAGGTAAGGTTGAAATGACCACAAAAATTGTGTTGACAGACATAAAGATAGTGCTACTATGATTATAGAACCAACGGAGGATGATAAAATGGAAAAGAGAATAAGCCCCAAGATTAGATATGCGGTAGAACGTGCCCGGTTGATTAATCAAGACCTGCCTGTAGCAGTCCGTCTAAAGGCTATTTTGGTAATGGATACCAGGCAATTCTCAGGCCTCCCAGGGGTCACTTGGTTGCGAGCTCACCAGGATATGATCCAACGCAGACTAGAACAAATTAACGACCGTTATCATAGCAAATGGGTCTATAGAACTCCTAAGACATATCCCATGTTCAGGAATGCTGTTATTGATGAAATAGAGCGGAGGGGTGGGGAAACCTCAATTGAGGAAAAGCGCAAGGTATACTATCTGCATATAACGGATATAGATCGCGAAAACAACATAGGTGTGGTGCATGCTGAGGGCTGGCGGCACTATTCAAACCGTTTTGGGGCAAGGCCTGCGGCACTTAGCTATTTTTGTGGGTTTGATGACGGACATGTTTTTGCAGCGCGGGTGCCGGGAACCATTGTGTCTATAAAGGAGGCTATTGATTGGTTGACTCCCGCTAGTGTAAAAAAAGCACAAGCGCAGCATAAATCTGTAACACGTCAGGGAGATGTTTACGCTGTGCAAACTACTAAAATTCATGATGAAAAGGGCGCCGATGATTTAGGATCTCACCGATGGAATTCTGATACTAGAGAGCTTTGTCATCCCGAACATGGGACTCTCAAGATAAACTATCCATGTCGTTTTATCCGCCAAAAAGCATACTCTATGGGGAGAACTAGCACCCGTAGCGCCGCAGATTAAACCTACCTGTTTTTATCCCCCAAACATCCTCATAAAATCCTTGTTGTGTTTTCCCAAATTGTGGGGATAATAGACCATTTCGACATGATTAATAATTAAGCGGGGGTTACTGAATATCGTGTCATATTGCCGATATTACAGACGAAAACCTGATAATGTGGAGTTTAACGTGCTTTGTAGTGGGGCTGGATTATGGCCCCCATGCCTATTTTACGTCCAATGTTTGGGATATACTCAAGGGGAACTCAAACGACCACGAATTGTTTGGGGGACACCAACGGGGGATCGTATGCAGCGTTATAAAGTTGAAGCTACACTAGAAGTAATTGTGAGTACATGTGTTGAATTGTCAGATGACGATATTGACGCCCTAGACAGCAATTGGACGCAAAAACGGCGCCGAATAGAGGCCCTATTGCGTGACAAGCTGGTAGTAGAAAGTTTCGATGGTAATGGGGGCCATGACAAATTAATAGGGGTTGTGGGGCGGGAGAACAGCATTAGATGCGATGATAAGTATGTTCCCAAGCTAATCAACGTCCAGAAAATCATTTAGGAGGAGTAGATGCCTTATGCTAAAGTACAATGGGAAGGGTACACTGTGACACCTAATGAAAAAATATTGCTTGAGCATATCGTAGGAGGCCACAGAACTGAAGGGGTCAACGCGGAGGATGTGAGACACCTATTGGGAGGCGAGCCGCTCACAGCCCGCAGAACGTTGTATGGCTTGGCTGAAAAAAAGTTCCTCAAAAAGCGAGTAGTCAAGCGGATTGGTGTTTGGAATAGCATGAGGATCACACGAAAAGTGGCTATGTTTTACCCTGCGGAACTCTCATGATTTGGTTTGGACGCAAAGAAACGCTAGCAAAACGGGCAAAACGGATCTCTAAAAAGTTGGAGCTTTGGAACATTTTCCCGAAAGAATGGCACACTCCCGAATATTGGTGGGAACCGTTTAGGTTTTACATGCGGTTTATTGTTACGATCTCGATCCCACGAAGGTGGTACCCCCACCGATCCGATGGCTACGGATTATGTAGTTACTGTCTTAAGGTCAAATGGATTGAGGATCGGCCTATAAACAATCGATGCAACGAGTGTCGGGAGTGGGTAGAACGCGTAGAACAGGTAATGCGAGAGGAACTAAACGACCATCAAAAACAACTATGGGATAGCCAATGGCAGAACACCAAAACCCCCCAACACCTCCACAACTAGATAGGGACTCTAGTTTCATTGTTACAGTGGATAAAGACAAACGCGAAATATGCATGCTATTCCATGATCCCTTACTAGGCCTCAAGTTCACAGTAGAGGGGGCGCTAAAACTGGCTGAAACCCTCACAGCCTATGCTGAATCCTTGGGGGGCCTAGAAGAGAGAATCATCAATTAAGGTATCCTATAGCATGTTTATATTGAGTATAACAACATGTGTGGGATAACGGCATGGACGAAGGGGGAACAAATAACAAAACATACCTATTAGCAAAACAGTGTCCCGATTGCGGAAATAAAGACCTCAGGCTCAAAATTTCAGCCTCTTTAGATATTCCAGAACATTATTTTATGAAGCTAACCAAAGACCTCATACTAGAGGATAATGTCACTCTAGAACTCAATTGGAAAAACCACATAATCTATTGCCCAAAATGTATTTGGCATTTAAAAATCGATATCCCATAGAAAGGAAACCAAAATGAATGATCAAAATGAAACTCTGAATAAGCAAATTGCAAGTCTAGCCGCAAAACTAACATTCCTAGAAGCGGACATAGCTACATTGAAAGAAACAATTCAATCTTTGGCAGAACTAAAAGACTCTATCCAAAAAAAGCAAGAGGTCATTCTGAACAAACAATTTAGACTGGTAGAAAAGACAGTCAAAACACTCGAAGTCATCATGCAGATACTAGAAGAAGGATATGACGATCAAAAAGAAAATATCCCACAAAAACCAAACAACCTACTTACAATACCTGAAGAAGATAGATTACCAGGTTAACCTTGCATAACAGAACTACTAAAAACAACAAAGAACCATAAAAAAGGATGCTAAAACTAAAAAAGGGATGCGTAGCTATTAAAACATAGAATTTTGCAATGTATGGGATAAAGAGTAAATGCTATGACAAATAAGAAACGCGAGCTAGTAGGCCGAATGAAGCTAGAACATGGACCTAGACCTCCTAACAAGACAGATCGTAAACGGCCAGATGTGTCTCGTATGCGCAAAGAATCGAAACAATGTGGCGCAAAGTGTAGAGATGGTCATGCATGTCGGTCTACAATTCTGGGTAAAAATGGTAGGTGCAAAAAACACGGGGGTACTAACAGGGGCAACCAAAAGCAAACCTCAGAAAAAGCCCGCAAAGCTAGTTTGAAACATGGGATATACTCTGAAGGAGGGCTTTTGGAGGATGAGTATGCAGTCTATGACACGATCCAGAATGTTATAGGAACACTAAACCATGAATTGAGTATGGTGCGTATCTCGTTACGAAGGGCCTACAATGCGCAGCAAAAGATCGAAAAAGCTAAAGAAGAGCTTGCAGCGGTTGCCGATGATAGGGACGCGTTTTTAAAAGTTGCAGTATCCCATAGAATAATCACGTTAAAGCAAATAGAAGACCAGGAAGGTCAGGAAGTTTTGCAGGACGAGAAAGGCGAGTCCTATTTGCAGCAAGTAGTGAGAAGCAAAATAACGCGTATCGTACATGATTACAATGCAGATATACTTAGGTTTACGAAAGCTATTAGGGAACTTGAGCAAGCACGCAAAGAACTTTTAGAGACTGAGGACTTTGGGGAGGACTTTGTCAGACAACTTGCAGAGGACCTAAGACGTTTTACATTGAACGCGGACAAAACCGTACCAGGTGAGATCATTGTGATGGGTACGGGTAGTTATAAAGGGTTAAGTCCCGCATTCGTGACACAGTAAAGGTATCCCATATGAGAAACATTAAGGACTGGAAACCGGGAGAGTATAAGGCTAGCGTAAAAATAATTACGGATAGGGGAACAACCCTTGATTTCTATATCCCACACCTGCCAATTGAGCAAGGCGAGCATTTGGTGCGTTATGTAACCGAATTGTTTGTCAATGAAGAGAACAGGGTAAAAATGAATCCTGACACAAACAAACTTGAGAAATCAACACTAGGTAAATAGCTATGCCTAGAGTGCGTCGCCTTGTGGGGCGATTGAGAACTGAAGAAACGCCAGGACAACTAACTCCCCGTTGGTATCCGCTAAACCCGCATTATGAGCAAAACCGGCTATGGTGTTCTGCCTCACGGTTCAACATGGTTCCCGCGGGACGTAGATCGGGCAAGACGGAAATTGTAGGCAAGCGCAAGGTGGTGCTACATGCGCTAAATTGTCATAGACACGATCTCCCACAATTTTTTAGACCGTGGCCCGATCCGCGTTACTTTATTGCGTCACCTACTCGTGACCAAACCAAGCGCATCTATTGGCATGATATTAAGGCCATGATTCCCCCACGGTTTATCATTGGGCGCCCAAATGAAACAGAGCTCTCGATCCAATTGGTAACAGGGGCCTCAATCTACCTATTGGGTATGGATAGACCGGAACGTATGGAAGGACCTCCATGGGATGGAGGCGTTTTAGATGAGTATGCCAATATGAAGAAAGGTGTGTGGACGCAACACGTAAGGGCGTGTTTATCGGATAGGCGAGGTTGGTGTGATTTTATCGGTGTTCCTGAGGGGCGCAACCATTACTACATGCTTTACAAAGATGCGCGTGCGCGAGCTGCGCATGCTATTGAGAAAGGGCGCTACCCTGAGTGGGATACGTTCCACTGGAAATCTGAGGAAATCCTACCAGAGGATGAAATAGAGGCGGCAAAGGAGGATCTTGACGAGCTTACTTACAATCAGGAGTATGGGGGGGATTTTGTCTCGTTTTCTGGCCGGGCTTACTGGCCATTTGACGAACGCATAAATGTTGGTCGGTTGGAGTACGATCCAAATAGGCGAATTGATTTTTGTTTTGATTTTAATGTCGATCCAGGTGTGGCGGTTGTGGTTCAAGAGCAACTGCTTGAGCAACGGTTGACTGGGGGTCCTCCACTTTGGGGTGACGGTATTATTGGGGAGGTTTTTATCCCCCAAAACAGCAACACCCTAAGAGTGGTAGACAAGCTTATAGAGGACTACCCCGATCACCGGGGGGATATCTTTTGTTTTGGTGATTATACGGGGGGAGCTCGCGGAAGTGCAGCGGTGCAAGGCACAGATTGGGAGCTTATTAAGCGTCGTTTATGGGGCTATTATGGGCGTGATAAGGTGCACATGAAACTAAAGGTCAACCCAAGGGAACGGGATCGAATTAATAGCGTTAATAGTCGCATACGAACGCTTAAACGTAATGTTCGGTTAATGGTCGCACCTACTGCGGCGCCTAATGTGATTAAAGATTTTGAGGGTGTTCGGGTGATTGAAGGGGGAACAGGTGAAATTGACAAGAAAAAAGATCCGACATTGAGCCACTTATCCGATGCCTATGGTTATCGTGTTTGGCACGAATACCCATTGAAAAAAATCTACAAACCAAGTGGTCAAAAGTATCATCGATAGGAAAAGCAATGCAGCGTAAAAAGAAGAAACGACGCGAACATAAGCATGGAGTGCCTAAAACCAAACCCACACCAATGGAGCCCCAAGGACCAACACAGCAAGCTTTGACCGTGATCCCCTTTTCGGTGGTTCGGGATGCCCACCAAATGCCGTTTAAGCAAGGTCAAGGCATTACGTTACTAGATTGGCAATTTGTGATCATTATGGCCTCCAACGACGGAACGTTGGGTTTAAAACCTATTGGGCGTATTGTTCCTATTGAGAAGAGTCCTGTTGAATTATGATATGGGATATTAGCCGTAAATTTTTAGCAGTAAGGCGATATCATGATTAGTAAAATGCACATCTTTAGGGGGCATGATTCCAATAGTACGCGACATGATGCTTACCCTTTTTTCATCGTGCGCGAGCCCCAGCACATGTCCCATTTCGTGGCGCATGATAGTTAGCAGAAAATCAGTATCCATACCACGTCTAATCTTAACGTTAGCACTGAGTATCCTACCTTCTGAAACAGTATGGCCCACATGACCATAAAGTGAGTCCCCTATGGTGTTGGGTAGGGGATCAAAGCTGGATAGGGTAATATAACCTCGAGGGGTAATTTGGGGCAGACTGCCAATCATCCACCGAGATCCAAGGCCTATGAGCTCATGATCGATCAAATGGTTGAGCTCTACAGCAACAATGCGGTGTGCTGCGATAATGTCACTTTCAAGATCTGGATCGAAAAACACACCGACCGGGAGATCTTCTTTAAGCCACGATATGGGATAGCCTGCAATTTCCATAAGGGATGCATCATAGGTTGACATGTGAAGCCTCCTAAAAAGGAAATCCCCCAACTACACCATTGTAGCTAGGGGATTTCTGAAAGTGGACAGAAGGGAAACCGGAGTTGATCAAAATGCCTATAGTTAAGGGTACGAGGCATTAAAACGCAAAGTCAACAAAAAAGGGAACTGCTTATTGTTTAGAAGAGTTTACAAGGTGTGTGATTTGTGATACCCCAGAAATGTAGTTAAAAATCCCTAACAATTAAATAAGTTGTGGTTTAAGAGTCCTCATTTGCGGACTCTTGGGGGTTAGCATGGGATAGCAGGTGGACTTACAAAAACTATGGGATTTTTTGCAAGTAGGTGTATGCTAGGAACGTTACCAAAACATCTAGGGGAGCTCATATGCCCGTAAAAGTATGGAAAGCAGGATCTCTATGGTGCGCAAAGTGGGGGACTAGCGGCAAAACCTACTGCAAAAAAAAGAAATCTAGTGCTGTGGCCAGTGCGGAAAAGCAAGCAAAGGCAATTTATGCAAGTGGTTATAAAAAGAAGGGGAATTCATAAATGGCCACACGACGATTAAGATTGAATCGTAATAGCATAAAGCGTTTATCCCTTCCTAAGAGCTCCCAAGTTGACAACATACGGCAACGACGCAGTCTAGGCCGCGGGCGGTTAGCTAGCCGGTTTAGTGGGATAAATGCTGATATGACCGTACACTATACGTTTGATAGTGGGACGATCTCAGGCGCTACGGTAGCAGATCAAAGTGGTAATGGTCGGGACGGTACGTTGGTTAATGTCCCTATAACTGGTATCGATGGCCCTGTTAGCCAGGCAGTAGAGTTTCACGGAGTGGGGCAACAAGTAACTGTACCATTAGCTGCGTGGCCGGGCGCCGCGGGATCAATTAGCTTGTGGGCATTGGCCTATGATGCAACGGGTAGCACACCAATTGTGGGGACTGATCACAGTCTTGGGGGCCTAAGTGAGTGTCGTTTTGAGACGACAATTGATGGTACTCTGCATTTCTATTGCGGGGATGGAACGGCTTTTTTCCCTGCCTCTACTCATGCGCAATTCGCTTACGGGGACTGGCATCATGTAGTAGTTACATGGGAGTGGGACGGTACTAAAACCACACTATCGATGTATATTGACGGGGTAGTAAGTGATATAGCACCGAGTACAAACTTGACTGGTCCGGTAGTCACGCCGGATGTTGGGTTAGCTATTGCTCAATACAACGCAAATTTTTACAATGGACGTGTTGATGACTTTAGAATCTATAATAAAGTTCTGGATTTAGCTGACGTTGTAGACCTTTATGCTCTAGGTAGCACAGTAACAACGACTACGTCAACCACGTCAACTACTTCGACTACCACTACACTTGCGCCTACTACAACTACTACCAGTACGACTACGTCAACGACTACTACTCTTGTATCAACAACTACGTCAACGACAACTACGGTTGCTCCGACAACTACGTCAACGTCAACAACAACAGTGG